CTAGGTAAGGTAGAGTCAATGAGAGAGTCTGAGTGTAAAAAGTTGTTCCGTTATCTCTTGAGCTAGTTATTGTAGTCTCAAGGCTAGAATTTCCTTTTACATCATATTGAAAAAATGTTGTAGAACCATCCATAGTGATAGTCTCAACTTCGTCAGTAGTTGCATCCAACGTAATAGTAGCATCTCCGTAGTTACAGAAGTAAACTCTTTTAATGCCTCCAAATGCTGATTTGCAAGGTACTTTTCTTCCTGATGTTATTGCACAAGCCATAGTTATTTATTTTAAAAAAAAAGGGTAGGTAGTAAAATCCACCTACCCTCTTTTATGTTAATGTTTCTGATTAAGCGTAAAGAACTATATCTTCAGCAACTCCGAACTGGACACCAGCAGTATATCGCATTACCATACGAACATTCTGCGAACCATCCAAATCTTGCATATCAAGAACTCTTACTTCTTGAGTGTCATTAAGAAGTCCAGTACCGAAGTACAAGTTGCTTCTTTGAGCAGCTACCATCTTGTTAGCAGACATACCTGGACAAACAAAGATTTTAACTCCGTTAACAGTCAAACTTCCGTTGTTCCACCATTGTGTTCCCATATTGTTCACACCATTAGCTCCAAGACCACTAGCAGCAAATCCTCCTAATGCTTGAACATAGAACTTAGCAGCAGCTGAACCGATGTAGATAAACAAATCTTCCTTGCCATATAAAGCAGAAGGAATTGCATCAACAACTTTTCCTAATTCAGCGATGATGTTTGCAGCATCAAGACCACCACCTACTGCGGCAACGTCTACAACTCCAGCATCAGCAGCTAACAACTTCTCAAATCCATCATAAGCGTTGTTTGAAGCAGCACCAGTATCACCTTGCCAAATGTTCAACTCATTTGATTGAGCAACTTCAGCAGCTACGTGAGCCAACATAAAGTCAGAGAACTTAGGAGGTAGTGTTTGTGCCATTCCAAAACCCATTGATTGAGCTTCCCAATCGCTAATGAAGTCTTTCTTACAAAGTTGTAAGTTAACTTGTAGCTCTGTAGGTTGCAATACTCTTTCTGTCAATGTGATAGTAGAGGTTGGTGTGAAGTCACAAGATGCAGCAGATACTAACTCAGTAGTAGCTAACTTCTTGATTACTTCTTTATATGCGATATTGCCCTTTACT